AAGCTTCAATATCATTTTCTTATAAATAGTATCAGACCAAGAAAAAGGTTTTCGAAGTGGTTGAAGAAGTCCGACCCGGACTCAGTAGATGTAGTTAAAGAATATTATGGCTATAGCAATGAAAAAGCCCGCCAGGTTCTTTCCCTACTGTCCGCTGATCAAATTAATGAATTGAAGCAGAGGCTATACAAAGGTGGAAAATAATAACAATATTAGTGAAGTTGTTGATGACTGGACCCCAGCATCGATGCTCGAAGTAACACTAAATGAACCAGACGATTTTTTAAAGGTACGCGAGACCCTTACTCGAATTGGTGTTGCATCACGTAAAGATCGCAAATTGTATCAATCTTGCCATATACTACATAAGCAAGGTAGATATTTTATTACGCACTTTAAGGAGTTATTTCTTCTTGACGCTAAACCATCTAACCTTACTGTAAATGACGTAGAGCGTCGAAATACTATTGCTACCCTGTTATCTGACTGGGGATTAGTATGCATAATAAGCTCTGCTAGTTTACCTGTAGCACCTTTGCGTCAGATTAAAGTTATCTCTCATTCAGAGAAAAACAACTGGGAGCTTTGCCCAAAATATAACATCGGTAATAGCTAAGAAAGAATTACACAACCGTGTATAAATAAGTAATGAGATGCGGAATGGTCCGGTCTCATTACAGTACTAACCTTGCTATAAAATAGGAGGTCATTCACATGACACTACAGCACTTTCCCACTATGGGACCATCGTTCGTTGGATTCGAAAGGCTTATTAACCAGCTAGAAAGATCCGCCAACTACAAAGACACCTACCCACCTCATAACTTAATTCGAAAGAATGAAAATGAATTCTCAATTGAACTAGCCGTAGCTGGCTTTAGTTTAGATGAGATTGATATTGAGGTAACAGAGGGTGTTCTAACAGTTTCTTCTATCTCAGATAAGACTGTAAGTTCTCTAGACAATCAGCCTGATTATATCCACAAGGGTATATCTACAAAGCAATTCAGAAGAAGCTTTAATTTAGCTGAATATATAGAGGTAAAAGAAGCACGATACCTTAATGGGATTCTAACAATAGATCTTGCTAGGGAAATACCTGAAGATAAAAAGCCACGTAAGATTAGTATTTCTAATTACGTGTCTCCCGAACTAGAGGAACTAGCTCAAGAACTATTGACTGAAGACTAATATTATGGCTGTAGATCGAACCCGGTACACCTTTCCTAATCCAGATACAAAGGTTGGCGAACTTATTAAAAGACGTCGACTTAATATACTCGTTCATTCGTCTATGTATTACTACCTAGATACAAGCATTATAAATGATGATCAATTTGACGCTTGGTGTTTTGAATTAGTAGATTTACTTAAGAAGTATCCTAATGCTTATTCAGATAGATTTGATTATGCATTTGAGGATTGGGATGGGATGTCCGGGTATGATTTACCATTGAGAGATCCGTGGGTTGTTGGAAAAGCACAATACTTAATAAAATTAAATGAGAAATAAATTATGGACGTGAAAGTTATACGATTATTTTCGGGTGAAGAAGTTATTGGATTCGCTAAAGAAGTTAAAGGCGGCTGGGAAGTAGAAAAGCCTGGCATGCTAGTACCAACTGAAAATGGAGTAGGCATTATGAATATGATGCCATACACTACGATTAGCGATGAAACTACTTTTATTAAGGATACTATGGTTGGCTTTGTAACTAACCCAGTACCCGGATTAGAAGAGCAGTTCAGATCAATCAATCAAACTATTGTAACCCCTGATAGGAGTATTATAGTATAAAGGGGGTTTACTCTGGATTGAAACTGTGGTATAATAGAATATATTATCGAAATGGAGATACACTTTGAGTTTTTACACTTCAGTTGCACGGTACGGGAATTCTCTCCTGTACCGTGGTTATAATGACTCCGGACGTCGTGTCCAGAAAAAAGTAAAGTTTAAGCCTACACTTTACATCCCATCAAATAAAGAGCTTGGTTGGAAGTCCATCGACGGTCGCGATGTGGCTCCTATGACCTTTGACTCCATGCGTGACGCTAAGGAGTTCTCAGAACGCTACAAAGACGTTGCAGACTTTAAGGTATATGGTACACAAAACTATATTCACCAATATATTACTGAGACCTTTCCAGACGAATTAGTATTTAATCGTTCTTTTATAAACGTTTGCTCTATCGATATCGAGGTAGAGTCAGACGATGGTTTCCCCTATCCTGAAGATGCCTTAAAGCCAATCAATGCTATTTGTGTAAAGAATAACGTAGATAACATCTATCACGTCTGGGGATTAGGTAAGTATTCTGTCGCTGAATCAGAGCACGGCGATAAGATTAAGATTAACTATACTGAATGCGCTTCAGAACGTGAGCTACTCACTAACTACCTTAATTGGTGGTCTCGCGAAGAGAACTGCCCAGATGTAGTAACAGGTTGGAACTCGCGGCTATTCGATATCCCTTACATCGTTAATCGTATCGGTAGGGTCTTTGGTGAAGATACTGCTAAGCAACTTAGTCCCTGGGGATTAGTTCAATATAAGCAGATCGCTATCAAGGGTAAGCAGATGGACACCTACGATATATCTGGTGTTCAGCAAATGGATTACCTTGATCTGTTTCAGAAGTTTGGCTATTCCTACGGTGCTCAAGAATCTTATAAGCTAGATCATATTGCTCACGTAGTGCTTGGCGAACGCAAAGTCGACTACTCAGAATACGGTTCGCTCTATACCTTATACAAAGAAGATCACCAAAAGTTTATTGACTATAACATCAAAGACGTAGAGCTTATTGATCGCTTTGAAGAAAAGATGGGTCTAATTACTTTGGCTATGACTATAGCTTATAAGGGTGGGGTAAACTACTCTGACACTATGGGAACAACTGCTATATGGGATTCGATTGTATTTCGAGAGCTTAAGCGTCGTAAGGTAGTACCACCGCCTATGGAACCTAAGCAGACTCGATCATTTGCAGGCGGCTACGTTAAAGCACCACACATCGGCTTACACGATTGGGTAGTTTCATTCGACCTCGCGTCACTATATCCTAACCTAATTGTACAGTACAATATGTCTCCCGAAACTCTACAGCCCGAAGTACAAGAAGCTGGCGTAGACTATTACTTGGAAAAGACCGATAAGGTTAACTCGAAACATTCTGTTGCAGCAAACGGATCCACATATACAAAAGAGAAACAGGGTGTACTTCCTAACATTATTGTTAACTACTACAATGAGCGTAAAGAGGTCAAGACTGAAATGCTTGCTGCTAAGCAGGCATATGAGAAAGAACCCTCGATTAAGCTAGAAAGGGAGATCAACCAGCTCGAAAATCGCCAGATGGCTATTAAGATTCTACTTAATTCGCTCTATGGTGCTATCGGTAATGCTTACTTCCGCTACTTCGATTTACGTGTAGCAGAAGGTATTACCCTAACCGGTCAGCTAGCTATTCGCTGGGCGGAGAAGGCAGTCAATGCTGAAATGAATAAAATACTTGGAACCGAGGACGCTGATTATGTTATTGCCATCGATACTGATTCTGTTTATGTTAATTTTGGAAAACTGGTTGACAAGTTTGACCCTATTGACCCAGTTACATTTCTCGATAAGATCTGCTCTGAGCATTTCGAACCAGTATTCGAACGATCCTATGGGAGCCTTGCTGAAATAACAAACGCCTATGACAACCGTATGGTTATGGATCGTGAAGCTATAGCTGATATCGGTATTTGGCAGGCTAAGAAACGCTACATCCTTAATGTACATAATAACGAGGGTGTACAATACGCTGAACCTAAGCTTAAGATTATGGGCATCGAAGCTATTAAGTCTTCAACACCCGCGGAGGTTCGTAAAGCTCTAAAAGACATATTCAAAGTAATCGTAACTGGTTCTGAACCTGCTACACAGAAAGCTATAGCAGACTTCAAGGACTACTTCTTAACCTTACCTCCCGAAGAGGTATCGTTTCCACGTGGGGTTAACGATATAACTAAGTGGAGGAGCAATACTACTGTTTATACTAAAGGATGTCCTATCCATGTTCGCGGTAGTCTCCTATATAATAAATGTGTTAAAGAAAAAGGCTTAGAGAAAAAATACGAACTTATCAAGAACGGCGAAAAGATTAAGTTTTGCTATCTTAAGACCCCAAACACTCTTAGAGAAAACGTTATCTCTTTTCCTATGTACTTCCCACCAGAGCTACAACTCACACAGTATATAGACTACAACAAGCAATTTGAAAAGACATTCTTGGATCCTATTATTCCTATACTCGAATGTATTGGCTGGACCCACGAGGAAGTAAACACCCTTGAATCTTTCTTTGGATAAGGTGTACATTTCTGTGAATCTATGGTATAATAGTTATATTATTAAGGAGTATATGAATGACAAGTAAATGGGTACAAGATATAAACGATATGCACCGTAAGTTTGGTGTACATGATTGGGTAGCTAAAAAGATTACTGCTAAGGACAAAGATGCTTTGGCTGAATTCTTACGCTTTCGAATCGAATTTCTTCGTGAGGAGTTAGACGAAACCTCTAATGCTTATAATATAGCAGATAATGAAGAAGTTGTAGATGGCCTTATCGACCTTTGTGTTGTGGCTATTGGCACGCTTGATGCATTTGGAATTGATGCAGACGAAGCATGGAATCGTGTCCATGCTGCTAATATGTCTAAAGAGCCTGGAGTCAAAGAGTCTCGACCTAACCCTTTAGGTTTACCAGATCTTATGAAGCCAGAGGGTTGGGAAGCACCATCACACGAAGGTAATCATGGATATCTCCCTCACACTCTTTAATTCTATCTGGGATAATAAAACCCATCGTAAAATGGAGTGCTCGGATTTTAACGAATTCGAAAAGCTTCTCTATGACTTATCAAAAATAGAAAGAAAAGATAAGAAGTCCGCACAGCTAATATCACCAGCTACCTACATTAAAGACACAACACGTGCTAATAAAAATGTAGAAAAGTGGGGTGGTTGGGCTGCTGTAGACGTAGATGATCTTGATTGCACTATGGAGAACCTACATGACATACTTAATGATCGCGTTGGTAGCTGGAAATATATTTGTTATTCTACAGCGAGCTCTACACCTGATAAACCAAAGTTCAGACTCGTCTTCAGTCTTGACCAGCATATTGCTGCGGATAAAATACAGCACTTCTGGTTTGCACTCAACACCCACCTTGAGTCAATGGGAGATAGACAAACTAAAGACCTATCAAGAATGTACTACATCCCTGCAACGTATGCTGGTGCTAACAATTTTATCTTCACACATCCTGGTAATGATATTGCTGTCAATGAACTTTTACTAAAGTATCCGTTTACAACTAAGAAATCTGGTAATACGCTATTCGATAGACTACCAGAGGATATGCAAAAAGAAATTATTCAGCATCGTAAAGATCAAATGGAGAATCGAAATATTCGCTGGACATCATATCGTGATTGTCCTTTTGTTAACAAGAAGTTAATCGGGGAATATAAGTCTATATCTGAAACCGGTTGGTATCACAAAATGTATCAGCTTATGGTATCAATATCTGCTAATGCTTTGAAACAGGAATATCCTATTACTGTTCAAGAAGTTGTGGATCTTTGCAAAGAACTAGATCTCGAGACTGGTAATTGGTATGCTTCTCGCCCACTTGATAAGGAAGCTGAACGGGCTATAGAGTTCGTTTACTGTAATGTATGATGAAATTTAATGCAGCATTAGATGTAGACCCTATAATCCTTCGCGCTCGCTCGCTCGAAGAATCTAAGCAGATATATTCTACCGAGTCTACGCGTCGTGGTAGAACTCTTGAGGAGATAATGGTATCTAGCATGTACGGTCTTGCTGCTGAGGTATATCTTCTACAGGAAGGTTACATCGACGATGACAGACCATACAAAGATCTGTTTGAACCCGTCTCAATGGGTAGTTCCGCAATCGAGGTTAAAGTAACATCAGGGACTTATTATGTTCCATATGTTATTAAGAGGGCTGAGAAGTGCGCTTCCGAGTCTTGGAGGGATTACCCCAAAAAGCTATATGTCTTTATAGGGGACAAAGAAACCCTAAATTATTATCTTGAAGGGATCTACAATTTTGACGGTTTACATTTCGTTAAAGATGTGGTATAATATACTATTGTTAATGGAGAACGCTTATGAAAGAATCATTAAAGGTACTACAAGAATGTGCCGAAATCCAAGCTAAGAAATCTAACGACTATCAGAACCCAAACTCCCGTATAGTCCAAGCCGATTACTACCCTCGCGGTGTATCGACTATTCTCGATATTATACACGGTAAAGTCTTACGACTACGTTCTGTTACAGAAGCTATGGAACTAGACCCCTCCTATGTGCCTAATTTCGAATCAGTAGAAGATTCAGCTAAAGACCTAATCAACTATGCTGCTTTCTTAGTGGCTTATTCTAGGGGTCAGATCCCCGGTCAAGACCCCTCCAAGGACTTCCTAAATCGTCCGCTACAAGCCGCTAGCACAGAGACCCAGATCTAGATCCATATGGTCCAGTTGCGAACTGTGACGATTTAGGGGGTTCTCAAAGGCCCCTATTTACGGTATAATACTCTCGTAAATTAAACAAAGGACCAAGAAATGGCAATCGAAAGAATAGATTACAGCAAAGGCTCAAGACTCCGCTCATTCTACTATGGTGACGAAGACTATAAGCTTATTGGCTCTACAAACAAGTTAGCCTGTTACGTCTCTGTTCAAGATGAAGTCATGATGGAGGTAGTTTTTGTTTCGCCTAAGAGCGAAAAGTGTGGCTATACCGTCTGTGAGGTCCAGCTATCCCGTGGTAACGATGAAAATCCAGTTTGGTCAGTCGATCTTACTCGTGTAGATATTCGCTTTCAAGGATACGGTCTAGTCCCTAAGCTTTATCGATACCTTATTTCTAAGCTAAACATTACTCTTCAAGCTGGCTCTATGCAGTCACCTGGTGGACGTATGATCTGGGCTCAGCTATCAGATCTTGATAATGTAACGGTCTATGCTATGACTAAACACGGTCAATCCTACCGAGTAGATATTAACGATGAAGGCACAGAGTTAATAGCCAAATCTCGCTACCGACTTTATGATGGTTCTTC